GGGGACTTCGCTCCTTATCCAAAGGGGTGAGCCTTCCTCAGGGGGGGCTTATCTAGGAGGATGTAACTCATGTCCACTACATGGGTTCCAAGAATGCCAGACGAGCGTGCTGTCCAGACGTTGGACAGCGGTCTGGGGTTAGTGCGTTCAGGTTGTGACGTTGACTACGTTTCTGGTTTGATTGATAGATCCCTATGGGGACATTTCAATTCGGGCCGAGGAATCGTAACCGATGACTTCCTAAGCGCCACTGATACGACCTTACTCCCATCTCATCAGAGTGCTGAGGACAGACAGCGGGCTAAGCACGGTACTTGCTCCAAGAGACCAGATTTCTTTACAAAGGATGATTCCGGTCTTTCAATGGCAGCATTAGTCCGTAGGTATTTTGAACCGCATCCAACCTCTATCGACTCTAAGAGATCCTTAGAGTATGCTGATGGGATGGTGAGGGCGTTAGTAGATCCTACAAAAGGTCTCCTGAATCTGGTTAGTTTAAGTACTGCAGAGGAGTCTTTTGCGGGCCGTACTGGTCTAGGCTGGCCGGTGTTCAGTTCGGATAGAAATTTCCTCCCTTTAGTTAGGGAAGAATCAGCTCGTATTATACGCGCTGGCTACCCCCGCGAGTCAGTTTATTACTACCCTGCTGTTGTTGGTTTTAGGGGCCAATCTCGCGGACCGGGTAAGTTTTGTAAGTTTCGTGCGATATTTCAATGCAGTCGAGTGATGGGTAATTTGGAGAAAATGCTTCAGATACCCTTGCACGAAGCTCTCCGTTATCGCGGGGATACCTTTTGTGCATGGAACGGGAGAAATTCCGTTGATCATGCGGTTACTCGACTTATGCGTAACACGAAACGCCCTTTTGTGTCAATTGACTTTGCGAATTTCGACGCTTCTATCCCGCGCGAAGTTATCGAACGAGTCTTTGACATAATTAAGGGTTGGTTCCACCGGTCATGGCACTCTCATGTGGAGTATTTGAAAGAGTACTTCCTAGGGTGTGGTATTATCATCCCGGCGAAATTTGACTCAGGATCTAAAAGAGTCATCTTATCTGGTGAACTTCGCTGTGGTGGTGTACCGTCAGGTTCAGTGTTGACAAACCTGATTGACAGCCTCGTTAATCTGTGGGTTATTAGTTATGCCGCCGCACGCGACGGTGGTCGCGTCTCCC